CTATACAAGACTTTCCTATACCAATGACAAAGACAATGAAAGTAACAGTATTTCTAATCAAAAAGCTCTCATCAGAGATTTTGTAAAAAAACATTCGGATATTGAAATTGTTTCTGAAAAAGTGGATGATGGCTATACAGGTATTTTGTTTGATAGACCAGCATTTCAGGAAATGATGGAGGACATCAGAGCAGAAAAAGTAAATTGTATTATTGTAAAAGACTTGTCCAGATTTGGTAGAGATTATATACAAACAGGAAAATATCTGCGACAAATATTGCCGTCACTTGGTGTTCGTTTTATCGCAATTAACGATAATATTGATACTTTAAAAGAAAATTGTACTGGTTTAGATGTTTCGTTAAAAACCATAATCAACGACGCTTATAGCCAAGATATTTCTAAAAAAATTAGAAGCGTTTTGGAGCAAAAAAGAAAAGAAGGACTATATGTCGCTTCTTTTACTCCCTACGGCTATCAAAAAGCAACGGAAAATAAAAATCAGCTTGTCATTGATGAGAAAGTAGCACCTGTTGTAAAAGATATTTTTAAAATGAAACTAGACGGTATGAGTGCAGCAAGAATTGCTGATGCTCTCAATGAAAAAGGTATTCTTTCTCCTGTGATGTACAAAAAACAAAATGGATACGCTTATGCAAAAGGCGGATACATTACAGAAAATAATGCAAAATGGTCTGCAACAACCATACTGAGAATATTAAAAAATGAAATTTACACAGGAACAATGGTGCAAGGCAAAAAAACAACATACAATTATAAGTTAAAAAATATTATTAAAAAACCAAAAAGTGAATGGGTATATGTGGAAAATACGCATGAAGCAATTATTTCAAAACAAGAGTTTGATTTAGTGCAAAATATTCTCTTTTTAGATACCAGAACTGCACCATTTCAAGAAAATGTATATTTGTTTTCTGGTTTGTTAATTTGTGCTGACTGTGGAAGTCGTATGACAAGAAAAACAGTGACATATAAAAATAAAAAATATTTTTATTATTATTGTCCAACTGGTAAAAAGGGTTGTACATCTTCTCACATGATAAAAGAAGATGAATTGATTGCTTGTGTTTTGGAAAGTGTGAAAAAACACATCAGCAGTGTCATTTCGTTAGAAAAACTATTGCAGAATATAGAAAGTACAAGAATCAATCAAAAAATTGTGCAAAAGTATGGAAAAGAAATTGCAGAAAAAGAACAGATGGCAGAAGAATTAAAAGTTTTTCAATCTTCATTATATGAAAACTATATCAAAGGAATTTTGCCAAAACTAGACTATAGAATGTTAAAGCAAGAATATACAGTAAAGTTAGAAATGATAGAAAAAGAAATTTCTGCTTTAAACGAAAAACTAGAAAAAGAGCTATGGCACGACCGAAAAGAATGGATAGAACATTTTAAGAAATTTTCAAATATTACAGAACTGGATAGAAATGCAGTCATTCAGCTAGTGCAATCTGTAAAAATTTTTGAAAAAAAACAAATTGAAATTACGTTCCGTTATCAATCGGAATATGAAGAAACAATAAAAATGTTCCATTCTCAAAAGGAGGTTATTTGACATGGCTAGAAAAAGTAGAAAAAATGATACTTTAAATGAAATTACTGTTTCAAAATCAAATTTTACAATTAATACTGCTTTTTATATTCGATTGTCTGTTGAGGACAACAAAAATAGAGGAAATTCCATAGAACATCAACAAATGCTGCTAAGAAATTTTGTTGCAGTCAATCCAGAATTTCAAGTAGTAAAGACATATATTGACAACGGAAAAACAGGTACAAACTTTGAACGTCCTGCATTTCAAGAAATGATACAAAATATAGAAGCAGGAAAAATACAATGTGTCATTGTAAAAGACCTTTCCCGTTTGGGAAGAAATTACATTGACACTGGTTATTACATACAAAGCTATTTTCCAGCCTATAAAGTACGTTTTATTGCTTTAAATGAAAATTTTGATACGGAAAAAGAAGATAGTAACAATATACTACTTCCAGTGCTGAACATGATAAATGAATCTTATGCACTGGACACCAGCAAAAAAATAAAAGAACAAGCTACAAGAGATAGGAAAGCAGGCAAATTTATAGGAGCAAGACCACCTTATGGTTATAAAAAATCACCTGATGATTGTCACAAACTAATGGTTGATGAGGAAACAGCTCCTATTGTAAAGCAAATTTTTCAATGGGTGTTAGAAGATGTTTCTTTAGAAAAAATAGCACTTATGCTAAATGAATCTGGTGTTTTAACTCCTAGTTTTTATAGCAAAGAGAAAGGATTGATTTCAAGTAAAAAGTTGATTGGACAAGGCTATTGGAATACATTTACGATTATTCATATTATTGAGAATGAAACCTATACAGGTGATATGGTACAGGGAAAATCAACTAAAATTGGAAAGAAGCAAGTAAGAACAGATAAAAAAGATTGGATTATTGTAAAAAATACGCATGAAGCAATTATTTCAAAAGAAACTTTTGAAAAAGTACAGGAATGTCGTGCTAAAATAGCGAAAAAAAGTAAATCTCAAAATAAAGTTCCTTATGAAGAAAATATTTTAAAAGGAAAGGTTTTTTGTCAATGCTGCGAAAGAAACTTACATTATTATAGAAATTCCAAAAAAGAATATCTTTTTCATTGTATTACAAATTATCGTATTAAAAAAGGTAGTTGTGAGGGTGTTTTTATAAAGCAAAAAGATTTATTTCAAAAAATACTTTTTATTTTTAGCAAAAAGAGAAATTTGTTTTTAGAAAAAGAACAATATTTACAACAACAAGTGCAATCCATGCGAAAAAACATAACATTGTGGAAACAACAACAAACTGCACTAGAAATGCAGATGAATGAAAAAAGATTGTATTTACAAACATTATATGAAAGTCTTGTTGATGGAGTGATTACACAATCAGAATACAAAAAATTAAGAGAGAATTATCAAAATGAAATAGAAAATTTATTATCTGAAATTAGTTGCTTAGAAGAAATACAACAATATCATAGTCAAAAAATAGAACATATTTTGAAATTAAAAGAAGTTTTTCAATTAGAACAAATTTCAGAAATCACAAAAGAATTTGCAGATAAATTCATTAAACGAATAGAAGTTTCTTCAGATAATATTGTAACTGTAGCTTTTTATTTTGATGAACTGTTGAATGAAATAGAGGTGAATGATATTGAGTGATTATAAAATTGCCCTTTACATTCGCCTTTCTGTAAATGACAAAAAGGTAGAAAGTAATAGCATTGAAAATCAAAAACTGTTATTAACAAAATATACAGAAAATATGGAAATGCAAAACATCAAATTATTAGAATTTGTAGATAATGGATATAGTGGTACAAATTTTGAACGTCCTGCAATGCAAGAACTTTTGGAACTTGTGAAAACTCATCAAGTAAACTGCATTATTGTAAAAGATTTCTCAAGATTTGGCAGAAATATTATTCAAACAGGTTATTTTTTAGAACAAGTTTTTCCTTTGTATCATGTTCGATTTATTTCCATCAACGAAAATTATGATAGTGACAAAAGTAAAAATAATACTGGAGGTATACCTGTTACCATACAATTTTTAAAAAATGAATACTACAGCAGAGATTTATCACAAAAATCAAAAAGTGCAAAGTATTCTAAAATGGAAAAAGGAGAATATATTCAAAAAAATTGCTGTTATGGTTACAAAAAAGAAAATAACACATTAAAAATTGATGAACCAGCAGCAAATACAGTTAGATTGCTATTTGAATTAGCATTACAAGGAAAAAGTATTACACAAATTGCAAAAGAATTGTATCATAGAAAAATTGCAATACCAGAAGTGTATAAAGGACGTAAGAGACGACAGAAAATGCCTGATTTATATAGTCCTTATATTTGGAATTTATCAACCATTCAGAGGATACTTTCTGATGAACAATATATTGGCACATATATCATGAGAAAAACTATTGTAAAAGAATTGGGAGGAAAGCGTATCAAAAGAGAAGAAAAAGATTGTATAAAAATTCCCAATCATCATGAAGCAATTATTACAAAGGAAACATTTCAACAGGTACAAAAACAATCATCTCATATAAAAATAAAAAGTAGAAAAAAAATAGAATACTTGTTAAAAGAAAAAGTATATTGTGGTTATTGTCACCACAATTTGGATAGACGACCGAAAAAAAGTGCTGTATTTGTGTGCAGATACTCAGAAGTAGATGCTACTTTTCCTTGCCATAATTTAGCAATATTAGAAAAAGAATTAGAGGAAATTGTGTTTCAAATGATTTCAAAACAAATTGAAATCATAATGAACTCAAAACAAACGAACAGTATTAAAATACAGACAACTCAAAAAATAGAATTACAAAAGCAAGTAAAGTTGTATCAACAAAAAAAGAAACTATTTTATGAGCAATATATTGAAGGAAAGCTAATAGAACAACAGTTTAGTAAAATAAACTTAGAACTTACAAAAGAGTTAGAACCAATACAAAATAAACTGGAAGAAATAGATTTTCAATTACAATATAGTCAAAAAAGAGATTCCTTTCAAAATCAGATAGAAAAAATAGTAAAATATGACTTTCATTCTCTTACCAAAGAATTAGTTGACATCTTTATTGACAAAATCTATGTTTTTAAAGAGAATCACATAGAGGTCAAATGGAAAATAGAAGATTTTTTGCAAAAAAGATAATAAAATTTTTGTCTTGGACTTGACTTTTAGTTGCCTGAGGGAATGAATAGGGATTCTCTTTACTCCAGCAGCTTTAGAACCTCTATCCATTTCATGATATAAATAATGTTTCGTGACTGGAAAAATCCTGTCATTTGCCTTTAAACTGTAAAATGA